CAAGAAACGATACATCCTGAACGTGCACAACAACGAGGGTGTGCAGTATGCGAAACCTAAACTGAAGATCATGGGCATTGAAGCAGTCAAGTCCTCGACTCCTGCCTCCTGTCGTGATGCCCTGAAGGGTTTGTTCAAGATCATGATCACTGGTACAGAGAAGGACACGCAGAATGCTATACAACTATTCCGCAAGCACTTCAACAGTCTACAACCGCATGAGGTCGCATTCCCACGTGGTGTGTCGGACATAGGTAAGTGGCGTGACCACAATACTGTATACAAGAAAGGATGCCCGATCCACGTGCGTGGTGCCCTGACATATAATAAGTTGTTGAAGGACGGTGGTCTGGAGAAGCGTCACACTGCCATCAAGGATGGAGAGAAGATCAAGTTCATCTACCTCAACCCAAAGAACCACATCAAGCAGAACATCATCTCGTTCTACGACTATCTGCCTGAGGACTTTGGTCTGCATAAGTATGTTGACTATGACAAACAATTCGACAAGGCATTCCTCGCTGTTGTCCGACCTGTACTTGAAGCGATTGGTTGGACTGAGGAAGAGTCTGTATCACTTGAGGACTTCTTCGGATAAATCATGTACTCACTAACAATCTTCAAATCAGCGTTCGACAATAAAACGCACAGACGGGCAGACTTCGCCACATGGGAGGAGTTCACCGCCCTGTTGGAATTCCTGTCCAAACAACCACTTGATACCAAGTCGGATGCATACCTCATCAGTCCTTCCCTGTATGTGAAAGAGAGCACACGGTCTAACAAGAACGTGACCCAGTGGGGCAAGTGGGCAGCAGTCGACGTTGACGACTTCACTGGTGATGTAGACAAACTGGTCGAGTCCCTGAAGCACAACTTCATTATCTACTCCACTGCGTCATCCACGCCAGAGAAACCAAAGTTCCGCATTGTGTTCGACCTCGACCGAGTGGTCGAGGCAGATGAGATCAAGCAGTTCTGGTTTGCCCTGAACAAGTACCTCGGTGAACTCGGTGATGAGCAGACCAAAGACAGTTCGCGCATGTACTATATCCCAGCAGACTATAATGGTGCGCACAACTTCTTCTATCGTAAGACAGGTGCACCAATCTCTGTTGGTAAGTTGAAGATTCTATATCCATATATCGAGAAGACGGGCAACTCATTCCTCGACCGCATGTCCCCAGAGATGCGCAAGCAGGTGCTGGAGTATCGCAAGTCCACGCTGACCAACACAGACTACTCTTGGTCTGGTTATCGTGACTGCCCGTTCTTCCCGAACAAAATGGCAGAGAAGTATAAGTCCGTGAGTGATGCTGGTTGGTACTCGCAGATGTATGCCATTATGATTGCTACTGCATGCAATGCAGTGAAGCGCAAGTATCCTATCACACAAGACCAGATTGCCATGATGTGTAAGGAACTCGACCAAGAGACAGGCAACTGGTACGAAAATCGTCCACTATCCAGAGAAGCAGGTGGTGCTTTGGAATGGGCATATGCAAATACATTTGAGGAGTAATAATGAAAGTCGAACTAATCAGTTACAGCAAAGCAGCAGATGCATTCAACCATGCGTTCACCAACAACAGCATAAGTGATCTTGTTGCACACTGCGCGAGAGTATCCAACCCAGCAAACCAGATGAACCAAAGCACCAACGACAGGTTGTTGAACTACCTGAAGAAGAATGCCCACTGGTCACCATTTGAAATGGTCAGCATGTGCCTTGAGATAGAAACAACCAGAGACATAGCACGACAGATGCTGCGCCACAGGTCTTTCTCATTCCAAGAGTTTAGTCAGAGATATGCTAACCCTCTTGCTGAAATTGAACATGGTGCGTTTGAGTTGCGTGATGCTCGCCTACAGGACGAGAAGAACAGACAGAACAGTGTAGAACTCGAAGAGGGTTCACGCCTTGACACAGACTGGAAGTTGCAGCAAGCATCTGTGATATCAGCAGCAAAGGAAGCATATCAGTGGGCGATTGACAATGGTATTGCAAAGGAACAAGCACGATGTGTACTGCCTGAAGGCAACACAGTATCGCGTCTGTACATGAACGGAACTCTGCGCTCTTGGATACACTACATAGAACTGCGCAGTGAAAATGGAACTCAACTCGAGCACATGGCCATCGCCAAGGCATGTGCTGAAGTAATCAACAAGGTATACCCACTATGATATATACATACGGCAAACCATCCCATACAGACAGGAGAACTCCTGAGAAATGCCTCCCTGCTGATCCATTAGAAGGTAGTGACACGTATGACTTCACACATACATACCCAGACAATCGGTCAATACTTCTTGCAGTAGCAGCACACGGTGAGAACCTCCGTGGTGTTGAGTTGGGATTATACCAAGCAAACAGTTTCTGTACCATGTTGCAGGTGTGCACCAACGTCGATGAGTTGATTGGTGTGGACAAGTGGGAACCATATGAAGATCATCTCGGTGGTGGTAAGTTGGTTCGCGACCAGAAGCGGGTAGAGTTTATCCGCAACACTGCCATCAACTTCATCATGTGGTCTGGTTGTGCTGACCGCGCAACAATCCTCGAGATGGACACTGTTGAGGCAGCAGCAGAGTACGAAGACGAGTCAATGGACTTTGTGTTCTTTGATGCCCACCTATCACAGCAACAACTCGAAGATGAGTTGACTGCTTGGTATCCCAAGATCAAGCAAGGTGGTCTGGTCATAGGTCACGACTATCACACGAGAGATACACGCCATGCTGTGCTGAACTTTCGTTTGGATAATAATATAACAATCCCATTGTATAACTACGACATGACGTTTATCTGGAAGAAAGTATGACAATCAAATACATCCATGTCAACCAGCACATCATCCGTTCCAACAAGAAGAACGGAACCAACGAACCTGTCCTCACCGTGAAGGAAGGACGCAGCAACACCTATGGGCACCAAGTAGAAATACATGGTGCATCCACGGTGATCTATGGTGGCAACGACAGCACCATCTTACCATGTGGCGCACGAGTCGTCATAAAGACAGAAGCGGAGATAACAATCAGTTGATAGCAAAGACAAGAAGAAATATGTTGCCATACCAACGTCGACGAGCAGGTCGATGTCTGGGCACGTATATCATCAAACCACGCAAGCACATGACTCGTCGAATGATCAAGAGAAAACACCGACCCAACTGTTTCTTTGGATGGCGTCGAAAGCAAAGGAACGATTACAAGACCCGTAACCAGATGTTTCGGATGTACCATTATGTCACCAACCCTTATTGACATCCTAATCCCGTTCGACTATAATAGAACTCCACGTTGAGGAACACACATATGAATGAAGAAACACAAACACCCAATCAGACCAGCATGTTTTCAGAAGACCCTGCCTATGGTAAGTCAGACAAGAGTCTGGTTGCTATTGTAGGACATGGCACAATGGGCAAGGCAGTAGAACGCTCCCTATGCCCCCACGTGGATCGGTTTCTTGTAGATCCAATCTATGACATCACCATCGATCAACTCGTTGACCGTGAACCATCACTCACCTTTGTCTGTACACCCAGTCCCCCCGATGATCCTTCAATCACCGTAGATGCAGTACTGAAGTTGATTCGTCAAACGCAGTCAGCAGTCGTGCTCAAGTCGACTCTTGATATTACAGTGCTGGACAAGTTGATTCGCACATTGGGTGGCGACAAAGCAATCCACCGCTTTGTGTATGCTCCAGACCTTTCGAGCGTCCACAATGCCGATGATGATTATATCAACCCAGACTATATCATCCTTGGTGGCGTGAGCGCATCATGTAACCAACTGCTGGAATTCTTCCACTGGAACACGTTTATAACTCTTCCGAAGGATATCCACATATGTGCACCTAATGAATCAGCGATTGTATTCTATGGCATCCAAGCATACCTGACAACCAAGACTATGTTCTTCTCTGAACTGTCCAAGATTGTCACCAGCATGGAACCACTGGGTGTCAACTTTCCCACCACAGCGCGGGCAGTTATCGCTGACCCACGCATTGGCAAGACAAACTGGTTCTCTGTAGGGGATATTGATACCAGTGCAATCAAATCAATTGTCGCGCAGCATGATGGCAGTCTGCCTCTGCTCGAAACAATCATCAAATCAAATGAAGAAGGATAAACTATGTCAAGCATAATGGACAAACTGAAGAAAAACAGCAAAATCAAACTGTCAGCACCACTGGCAACCTCCAAGTTCTTTGGCACCAAGACGCAGATCGACACTGGTGTACCAATGGTCAACGTTGCCCTGAGTGGCGACATCGATGGTGGTCTGGTCAGTGGACTAACAGTCCTCGCTGGTCCAAGCAAGCACTTCAAGACCTCCTTTGCCCTGCTCATGGCAGCAGCATACCAACGTGCGCACAAAGACGCAGTCGTGTTGTTCTACGACAGTGAGTTTGGTTCACCCCAGTCGTACTTCGAGACATTCGGTATCGATACTGAGCGTGTCCTGCACACTCCTATCACCAACGTCGAAGAGTTGAAGTTTGACCTCATTCACCAGTTGGAAGAGTTGGACGAGAAAGACAAGGTATGTATCGTGATTGACTCTATCGGTAACATGGCATCCAAGAAGGAACTGGATGATGCCCTGAGCGAGAAGGGTGTAGCAGATATGACTCGTGCCAAAGCACTGAAGGGTTTGTTCCGTATGTGTACTCCGTACCTTACAATGAAAGACATCCCTATGCTTGCCATCAACCACACGTACAAAGAGATCGGTCTGTTCCCGAAGGACATCGTCTCAGGTGGTACTGGTATCATGTACTCAGCAGACAACGTCTGGATCATTGGTCGTCGTCAGAACAAAACAGGAACAGAGATAACAGGATATGATTTCATCATCAATGTCGAAAAGTCTCGCTTTGTGCGAGAGAAGTCTAAAGTCCCTGTGTCGGTTTCTTGGAGTGGCGGCATTGAGCAGTGGTCTGGGTTGCTTGATCTTGCTATTGCTGGTGGTTATGTTATCAAACCGAGCAATGGTTGGTATCAAAGAGTCAACAAAGAGACTGGCGAGATACTTGACGGCAAACTCCGTGAGAAGGACACCATGACCTCTGAGTTCTGGACACCTATCTTTGAGACAACAGACTTCAAGACGTTCGTCAAAGAGTCCTATCAGATCGGTGGCGAGATTGCCGAAATTGACTTGGGTATTGAATAATGGAAGCACTATTGATAACAAGCAAGGGTGATGGCATGCGCTGGTATGCCGATAAGGTTGGCGAGACAGTTCCATTGCTTGCCATTGAACGTACAGAGTACATGTCACGCGAAGATGCGGGATACATCAACTTTGTCCAATTCGCAGACGCAAAGATAATAGAGGTAGATAATGTCTGAAGATGAAAACATACCTGAAGGACTGGTCCTTGACCCTATCCATTTGAAGAAAGGTGACGCTCCGTTGCTCACCGTAGTCCCAAACGTAGACTACATTGTGACAGAAGACCCGACTGACCCTGATAATGAAGAGGGATGGGCATGCATTATTCAAACTGGCACATTCACTGACTGGGTTGTTCGTTTCCCTGAAGTGTCAATGGAGGAGGGTGTAATGGAGTTCACATATCAAGTCATCTTTCACCCAGAGTTGCCTGACGGATACGAGTTAGTTGATGTTGAGATAGCAAACTATATGGGTGCCATTATACACAGTGTGGTGCAAACTCTTCACGAAAAGGGTGATGGTCAAGTTTATTTCGACGAAGCAACAGGAGAGAAAATTGACATCTGATATGCCCAGTATGATCTTGAAGCAGTTCTTCACGAACGATGCCTTCATGCGCAAGGTGGTTCCATTCATGGATCCAGCATACTTCGAGGGAACACACCAGTTCCTGTTCAAAGAGTATGTGCAGTATGTCGCCAAGTATAACAACCTCCCGTCACAGGAATCGTTTCGTATCTCCCTGAAGGAGTCCGAGAATCCTGCCAGTGATCAGATCTTTGAACACGCAATAGATATACTCCCTGATCTCTTCACTGAAGATAAACTAACAGACCCAGCATGGTTGCTCGAGAATACAGAGAAGTGGTGTCAAGACCGCGCACTGTTCAATGCAGTCATGGAGTCTATCTCGATCATTGATGGTAAGCACCAGACGATGACCAAGAACGCATTGCCTGAGATACTGTCAAAGGCACTCGCTGTCACATTCGACACGAACGTTGGTCACGACTATCTGTCTAATGCAGATGAACGATACGACTTCTACCATAGAGTAGAGGAACGTGTCCCATTCGATATAGAATATTTAAATGTCATCACTAAAGGTGGTCTTCCTAATAAGTCCCTGAATGTAATACTCGCAGGCACTGGCGTTGGTAAGTCGCTCTTCATGTGCCATGCTGCTGCCGCTGCGCTCTCTCAGGGAAAGAACGCACTGTATATCACGATGGAAATGGCAGAGGAGCGAATCGCAGAACGTATTGACGCCAATCTGCTTGATGTGTCTCTGGATAAGATCACAGACCTCAGTCGTGAGACGTTCACCTCGAAGGTAGATAAGATAGCAGCGAAGACGCATGGTAAACTGATTATAAAGGAGTACCCCACATCACAGGCAC